ATGATGATGAAGATGATGATGAAGATGATGAACAAGAACCTCTTCCAGATATATATGATGAAAAACCAAAACCAAAACCAAAACCTCCTCCTAGTCGTGGTAATGGATATTGGAGTTAATAATTAAAAATTAAAGTTATGGCAAAAAAGAAAAAAGTTACACATAAATTTCATACAAGAAGAAATAAAGGCAAACATGAAATGATTTGTCGAAATAGTATTGAAGATACAAGTTATTGGGCATGGCCTAAATTAGCTAACGGTCCAAGATGTTTTCATTATACAGCTGTTAATGCAGATTCTACTGCAGTATTATGTTGGAGATGTGTTTGTAAAACAGTTCCACCACCGGACATAAAAGGTGGCTATGTTTCAAAAGGTCGTCCAAGAGGATGGCAATTCATGAAAGAGTTTGTTGATAAGGATGGCAATGTATTTCATAAGGGTAAAGAACAAGTTAAGTTGAAAGGAACTTTAAAACCAACCAAAATAGAACCTAAAAAAGATAAAAAGAAATTATCTAAATCAGAAAGATTGAGATTGGAACAGGCTATATTAGAACAAATGGCTATGGTTAGAGGTCAACTAAAGAAGGCTAAATGGAAGAAGGATATAAATGCCGGCAATACACAATTAAAGAAATTACAGCGTCAATTAAAAAAAGTTAAATAGATTAGGAATTACGAATAAAAGTTATTATATTAAGTTATATGAGTATATATGAAGAACAGCCTTTAAAGGCACAGAAACAAGACGAACAGTTACAAGAACAACCTGTAATAAATAAACCAGCTGGTGATTATGAATCATTACATAATCAAATAGGAACACAATTGGATTATGAAGATTCAGTTATATTTTTAAGTGATGAAATAGGAGAACATACGTTAACAGATTTTATTATACGTATGAGAAGTTTATTACAACATAGACGAAACAAAACAGCTCCAATTAATTTAATGATTAATTCACCAGGTGGAGACATTTATGAAATGTTTGGTATAATAGATTATATTGAATCATTAGATGTTAAAGTCAATACAATTTGTAGAGGTAGAGCATTTTCAGCCGCCGCCATAATTTTAACATGTGGTACTGGAAATAGAATGATGAGTAAACGTTCAACAGTAATGTTTCATCAATCATCTAGCTTTCTAGGAGGTAAGATGTCAGATATAACAGCATATCTAGATAATGTAAAAAGTTTAGAAAAAATTATTTATGGCATGTTAGCAGAAAAAACTAAAAAAGATGCCGACTGGTGGAAAAATAAAATGAGATCAGATTGTTTTTTAACATCTGAAGAATTATTAGAAATTGGAGTTATAGATCAAATAATATAAAAAAAGAATAAGTTATGAAAATGAAACCTATGGGAGACCAGCTTTTATTAAAAGCAAAAGAACAAAAAGAAAATGTTGTAAATGGAATTATACTTACAACAAGTGCACCTGAATATGGTTATGCAGATGTTATAGCAGTAGGACCAGGATTATTTACTCAAACAGGAGATAAAATTCCAATGACGTGTAAAGTAGGAGATGTTGTATTAGCAGCAAATAGATTATTATCAGGTAAAAATGGAAATGAAATAATTCTAGAAGATGTAAAATATTTACTAGTTAGAGAATCAGAAATATCAATGGTATCGTCAAATAATTAAGATATGAAATTAACAGCAGAACAAATAGTAGAAAATTGGGAACGTTTATTAGAAGTAATTAGAACGGAATTTACAGGAGAAAGACAAACTAAACTATTATCTATGTATACAGATTTAGAAGATAGAATGTCAACTCAACCAGCATCTAGTATTGATCATTATCATAATGCATTTGATGGCGGTTATGTAGATCATGTTTTACGAGTAATTGATTGTGCTCATGAGGTATATGATTTATGGACAAGAATGGGAGCAGATATGTCTGGTTATACTAAAGAAGAATTAATTTTTACAGCATTAAATCATGATATTGGCAAAATGGGATTTCCTGGAGAAGGTAATGAAACATATATTCCTAATGATTCTGAATGGCATAGAAAGAATATGGGAAGGATGTATAAGGTTAATCCTAACAACCAATTCACCCTCGTAAATGACCTATCTATTTGGCTATTGCAACATTATGGTATTAGCATCACTTGGAATGAAATGTTAGGAATTAAATTGACAGATGGATTATATGATGAAAGTAATAAACCATATTTCATGTCCAGAACAGCTGATTCTAAATTAAAAACTAATTTAGGATTTGTAATGCATCAGGCAGATTTAATGGCAGCTAGAATAGAATTTGAAAGATGGAATAATAATAAACCAATTACAACTACATCTATGAAAAGAAAGTCAAAGATAATAACCAATCCTCAAACAAAAGTTAATGCATCTAAAATGTTTGATGATTTATTTGGAGATAACAAATGATAACAACTATTATAATTTTATCAGTATTATTATTAACATCTATATTTGTTAATATTAATCAATTGAAAAAACAAGAAACTCAAACTGATTATATAGATGAATTAGAAACATCGAATACTGAGTATTATAACTTTTTTCAACAATTAAAAACAAAAGTCGGTCAATCTAATTCTGTAATAAAAAATGCTGATCGATTAGGAGCATTTGAAGCTTCTGATGAAGTAGGAACTTCATTCAAAATAATTAAAGAAGTAATAGAAGATTTAAATAAAGGATTTTAATGGAAGAACTTAGCCCAGTACAAAAATTTTATGAATGGCATGCTGCTGAAATGAAAGACCTAGAAGAAAACGGTCCACGTGTAAGAAGAGGTCGTAAACCTAGCAAGAAGCAATATTTTACATACATAACAGATCAAGCAATTATTGCATATAATTCAGAACCTTCTTGGTCAAAAAGAAATCGAGTATTTAAAGAATATATTAATTATCCATTTAATAAACTAGTTGAAAATATTTATCATACATTTAAATTTTCATATTTTGATGTTCCATATGAAGATGTTAAAGCAGAAGTAGTTGCATTTCTAGTACAGAAGATTGGTAAATTTCAAGAAGGTAAAGGTAAAGCCTTTTCATATTTTTCAATTATAGCTAAAAATTATTTGATAATTCAAAATAATGCTAATTATGCTAAAATGAAAGCACGTATGAGTACTGATATTTTAGATGATAGAAGAAATATATCTGCAGAAATGGCATTATCAGATCATCAAGAATCTTTAAAAGAATTTACAAATTTATGGGTTGAATGGTATGATAAGAATATGAATTCTATTTTCACAAATAAACGAGATATTATAGTAGCAGATACAATCCTAGAATTATTTAGAATACGAGATAATATAGAAAACTTCAATAAAAAAGCTCTTTATATACTTATAAGAGAACGGACAGGTCTTAAGACTCAAAACATTACAAAGGTTCTCAATGTAATGAAAAAAGATTATGCTAAAATGTTCGCATCCTATTCAAAATCCGGTCATTTGATATCATAAAACCTAGCTACTCATATTTATATAAAAGGATATAATATGAGCCAAGAATTCGAATTATTTAAAGGTACAAACTTTTCTGATCTAATGAGAGATGTATATCACAACTCAAAAAAGAAGTCGCGTCAAATAGATACGTTAATTAAAAGTTTAGAACCAATGATAAAAAATATAGGCGATGCATCAATAATTGTACCAATGATAAAAGATTATCTAGAAGTATCAGTTAAAAATGACGATGCATTAGTTAAACTAGCAGCGGTAGTTCAAAGACTTGTTTCAGCTAGTTCTAAAGATGATGACGGAAATGAATTTGGACTAAGTGAAGATGAACGAGCTCGATTATTAGAAGAAGCTGAAGAAGAAATAAACAATATTAAAGAAACCAATAAACCGGAGATAAAGAACGATGGCAGTATCACAACTAGCCCTACAGATTTGTCAAGTGATAGAACCTGAATCTGATCATACACTTTATGATAAATATCAAGATGAAGATGGTTTAGATCATCCTCCTGGAACAATACGTATACGACTCAGAGGTAAAGAAATGACTACATCTTCTGAAGTATGGGCTGTTCCGGCCGATCCTACGATGTTAAATGTACCTTTATACGGAGAACAAGTTTTGGTTTATAATGCTATAGATGGTAAGGCAGAAAAGTTAAATCAATATAGATGGTATTATATGTGTCTAGTAAATGCACATGGAATAGTTAATAATACCATTATGCCATTTATACAAGATTCACAAGTATCTGGTAGAGGATATAGTTCTGATGGAATATCAAAAGTTTCACCAGGAGCAGAACCTAAACAAGTATCATTTGAAAAAAAAGATGTACTGCCTATACAACCATTTCAAGGAGATATAATTAGAGCATCAAGATTTGGTTCTATTTTTAGATTTAGTAGTACTCATTTAGAATTAGATAAATATAAAGAAGAACCTTTTTGGGAAGGAGAAAAAGCTGGTGATCCATTTATAGCACTTACATGTGAAGTAAAAGGATTATTAGACGGATATTCAGGTGAAGATACATATGACCCATATTATAAAATTGAAGAACCAGATGATGATAAAAGTTTTATATATTTAACATCAAAACAAAAAATAAAACGATTTGAATTAGCACAACCAAACATCGGACAAACTCCTGAAGAACCTATGCCGTTAGTAGATTATCAAGAATCGCAGGTTATTATAGGAGCCGAAAGGATGATATTTAATACAAAAAAAGATGAACTAATGTTAATATCTGCAAAGGATATAAAGTTTGTAACACCGGCATGGCAAATAGATGCAGATCATTATTTTACACAAATTGAAGAATGGCTTAAAATATGTGTAGATTTAGCTGAAGGTATTGAACGATATGCAACACCGTCAGGTCCAACGGGGCAATCTAGTGCTCTTGAGAGATTAAAAGAGATACAAGAAGAAATTGAAAAGATGCATCAATAATAGGAGAATAAATTATGCCTTTAGATAAAAATGGATTATTACAAGATTTAAAAGCTGCCTTGCAGCGACAAGGCGAAAAAGAAGGCGAAGAAGTTCGAGACCAAGCAGAAGGTATAGATCAATTTGCACAAGATGTTGCAGCCGCAATTGATAAATTTGTAAGATCGGGAGATGTAAAAACAGCTGTTACTACTGCAGTTACAACTATTAATGCAGCCGGCCAAGGAGTTATGTCAGACCCAGTATCAGGAGCAGGAGCAACTATTACTCCGGGTAAAGGAGCAGGACCTGGAATAGGTAAAGGATTAGGTAAAGTAACCTAGGCTAATTCACAACTATTTCATATTTATAAAAAAGGAGAGGTATATGAGTTCTAAATCATTTGTTAAAGTATTACGAAAGATTATACGAGAAGAAGTACGTTCTGCTGTTAAAGAAATAATAACAGAACAGAATATAAATCATGATAAAGTTATGTCACATGGAATGAATTTACATACAATGACAGAACAGCCTAAACCCCAGTCTAAATCTAAATCAAAAAAATCATTTAGTTCAAATTCAATGCTGAATGATATATTAAATGAAACAGCTGGGACAGCAGATTTTGCAAGTATGCAGCAAGGACCATTAGTAATGCAACAAGATTCATGGCCGGATATGGGTTCAATGAGGACATCTAATACGGTTCAAGGTCCATTGGCAACACATGATACTACCGGTAGGCCGGTTAATATGCAAAATGAAAATGTTGCAAAAACAGTTGAAAATATGACAAAAGATTATCGTGGATTAATGAAAGCAATAGATAAAAAGAAAGGTAAATAATGGCAATCAATAAAAGACCGGTATATCAATATCAGCCTATTAATGAAACTCCCGAAGTTGCGGTAGGAATACCACTACCTTTTAACAAATCTTCTATTGCAGTTACTGAACATTTTAGAGGTTCATATTTTGGTGATGCTCTTAATTATGCTTCTGGATCGCGAGGTGGAGGACAAGTATTTGCACAAACATTTACAACAGAAGAACAAGTACTTTCAAATTTGAAAAACTTATTAATGACCTTTAAAGGTGAACGATATATGCAACCAAATTTTGGTACAAGAATTAGAGAAGTTTTATTTGATAATAATACATCTGATTTAAGAAGTGCTTTAGATACAACAATACGAAAGGATATTAATTATTGGTTACCATATATAGAACTTAGACAGGTTGAAATGGTATCTAGTGATGACAGACATTCACTTACAATAAGAATACATTTTCGTGTAAGTACCACCGGAGCAAATATGGTAATTAATATATTAGCAACAGAAAATTCATTTCAAGTTACAGATGCCGAAATGGATATAGTAGAACGTTTAACACAAGTTGGTGATATGACAGTAGGAGCTAATACAGCATTTGATCTAGGAGGATCAGGTGGAGGATTTGGTGGAGGATATTAAAAGGGATTAAACAATGGCAGATTTAGTAAAAAAGGATGTTAAATATTTAAATAAAGATTTTGCACAGTATAGACAAAATCTAATTAATTTTGCAAAAAATTACTATCCAAAAACATATCAAGATTTTAATGAATCATCACCAGGTATGATGTTTATTGAAATGACAGCATATGTAGGCGATGTTTTAAATTATTATACAGACCAATCTTTTAGAGAATCGTTATTATCAACTGCAAGAGAAGGTTCAAATATATTAAATCTTGCAAGATTATTTGGATATCATACAAAAAGAAATACGCCGGCGAATGTTAAAACAGATGTATTTCAGTTAGTTCCAGCTTCAGGTAGTGGAGAATATGCAGCACCTGATATGGATTATGCATTAACAATTGCATCTAATATGCAATGTTCCACAGATCAAGGAATAAGATTTCGATCTGTAGAACCAATTGATTTTAATCAAGACCCAGAAGTGACAGTTTATGAACTTAATACGTCTGGAGAGGTTGCTAGATATTTACTTAAAAAACAAGTTGCTATGACATCTGGTGAAGTTAAAACACAAGACTTTACTTTTCAAGATCCTAAACCATATGATAAAATTGTATTAGATGAAGAAAATGTTATTGATATAGTTTCAATTAAAGATTCATCTAAAAATAATTGGGTAGAAGTAGATTATCTAGCACAAGATACTGTATTTGAAGATATACAAAATATACCATTTAATGATCCGGAATTATCTCAATATCGATCGACAGTGCCATATATTTTGAGATTAAAAAGAACTGCAAGAAGATGGGTAAAACGTTTAAGAGAAGATGGTAGGATAGAAATACAATTTGGTTCTGGAGTATCTTCTGATGCAGATGAAGAAATTGTTCCTAATCCAAAAAATATTGGTTCAGGATTAGAATACTTAAAACGTACAACAACTGATACTATTGACCCATCAAACTTTTTATATACTAGTACATATGGATTGGCACCTCAAAATACAACATTAACTGTTACATATACAGTAGGAGGTTCGATGAATGAAAATGTAGGAGTCAATGCAATTAACACTGTTAATAATGTTACTTATTTAAGTGAAATAGCAGAAGTTGATTTAGGAGATACAAAAGATACATTAGCAGTTACAAATCCAGAACCTGCAGTAGGTGGAGGTGCGCAACAAGATTTAGATAATATACGTCAAAATGCAATGGCAGCATTTGCGGCACAAAGTAGATGTATTACACGAGAAGATTATATATCACGTGTATATGCATTGCCAGCAAAATATGGATCAATAGCTAAAGCATATATAGTTGGAGATCAACAAATTGATACAAGTGATAAAAATTATCCAAGAGATACAATACAAAATCCATTGGCATTGAATTTATATTTATTAGCATATAATTCAGATGGAAGATTTATTCCAGCAAATCAAGCACTTAAAGAAAATATAAGAACATATCTATCACAATATAGAATGTTGACAGATGCAATTAATTGTAAAACAGCTTTTATAGTTAATATAGGTATAGATTTTGAAGTTATACCTAAACCAAAAAATAACAGTAATGAAGTATTATTAGAATGTATCAATAAAATAAAAGAAATGTTTCATAATGATAAAATGCAGATCAATGGATCAATTGATATATCTGCAGTAATTAATCAATTAAATTTAATTGAAGGCGTACAAAGTATACCTACTTTAGAAATTTTTAATAAAGCTAACGGTCCTTATTCAAATAATGTATATGATTTTGAGATAGCAACTAAACATGGAATTATATATCCATCTTTAGATCCTTGCATATTTGAAATAAAATATCCAAATAAGGATATTAGAGGAAGAGCGGTAAAACCATAGAACTAAATTATGATTAGAGTATTTTACGCAGAAAGAGATATAACATTATATGAAAAGTACCCAGAACAAAATACGGGTATAGATCAAATACTGGAGCTAGTAAAAATATCTTCAGGATCTAAATTAAATAATGTAATACAATCCAATACATATAATTCAAGATTTATATTAGATTTTGGGACACAAATAAATACGTTATCAGCATCTATAGTTTCTGGTAAAATACCACCTTTAGGTAACAATACAAATTCTGCATCTGCTCATATTGTATTAAGAGCAGCAGCTGCAACAGATTTATTACATACATATACCTTAAAAGCCTTTCCTGTTTCAGAATCATGGGTTAATGGAAATGGTAATTATTCAGATGTCCCAATACAAAAATATGGTGCTTCATGGTTTTATCGAACAAGTGATGATGTTGCTAATTATTGGGCAACCGGTTCCGGAGTTACTCATGATGGTAATGATGGATTAACTGAACCAACTGGAGGCGGAACATGGTGGACAGGATCGGGATATGAGGCTTCTCAATCATTCCAAAATGAATCTCCAGATATAAGAATGAATGTTACAGATATTGTGCAGCAATGGCTTTCTGGAAGTATTCCAAATAATGGATTTATTTTTAAACGTACAAGATCAGATGAAAGATCGGCAGAAGTTCAGGGAAGTTTAAAATTCTTTAGTCGAGAATCTCATACAATATTTATACCTAGATTAGAAATAGTATTTGATGACACAACTCAACCATCAGAGTATACAACCTTAACAGAAATATCAGCTGATACATATGTTCCATATTTTAAGAATATAAAATCTGAATATAGAACATCAGAGATAACAAAATTTAGAATAGGCGTTCGACCCGAATTTCCTAACAAGGCATTTCAAACATCGTCATTTTATTTAACAGGCGATCGATTACCGACATCGAGTTATTATAGTATTTTTGATTCAGTAACAAATGAAACAATAATACCATTTGATACAACTGCAACAAAAATTGATGGAGACGAAAATGGTAGTTTTATGAAACTAAGAATGGATTCATTTATGCCAGAAAGATTTTACAAAATAATGTTGAAGATAGAACGTAATGGCGGCGATGATATACAAACTTTTGATGATTTTTATTTTAAAGTAGTGAACTAATATGGCAAGATATATGGATAGAGATTCTCCATCTCCGGAGATTCCAAATACGGAACAAGTTAATGAAGGATTAGCTTCTGGACGAGACCCTAATGCATTATTAGGTAATAATAGATACACATGGAATAGAAATTCTGAAGAAAATTATGATGAGACGGATCGAGCTCGTATGCTATTAAGAATAATGCAAGAAGAGTTTCCAGATGACGTATTTTATTCTCAAGGTAGATTGACTCCCGGTGCACAAGGTATACAAGCACGAGAAGGATTGAATCCTAGATCTCGAGAAGTTGTTCGAGAAATGCAAATAACAAAAAGAACACCTGCCGGAGTTGCTCAATTTTCTGCACGTGAAAAAATATATGAAAAATACGAATTAACAAAGGCATATCCATCTGTTGATGAAGAAGATTTAGATGAAATTTTAGATGAAGAATGGGTTACATTTAAAGATCCAATTGAAACTGAAGAAGTGCCTATAGTTAAACCTAAAAAGACAGGACTCTTTTTAACAGCTAGAGATTTTAGAAAAACAGATCCACATGATGAATATATAAGAAGTGGACCACATACACTTGAATCAGATGCATCTGATATAGAAGGAATATTTTGTGTATTTTATATATTAAATGGAAAGGCTAGACCAATACCTAATTACAAAACATTAGAAGTAATGTTAGTAGAAAAGGGGTCAAGATATGATTCAATACGTACAGCGACTGCAAAACAATTACAAGAATATGACTTAAAATTAGACGGTCAAGATACACAAACTGTTTATGGAGCTGGTGATCCAGGATATGAAGGTGCAGAAGATTTTCAAACTGCATTTGGAGAGTATATGCAAAGAGCAATGCCTGATCGATCAGTTGAGTGGAATATAGAAGTACGTTTGAAAAGTGGTTATCTACCAATGAAGCCATTTGTACGAGATCCTGGTGATTATATAAAGCCAGAATCACAAAGAAGATCAGGAGGAAGAATACCTGAAGATGATGATGGTAATCCATTACCAGCTGATCTATTAGCAAAATTTGATCCAGAAGATAGATATGCTGATACTGTATTTTTACGACAAACTTATCGTGAACAAATGCGAGAAAAATATGAAGGTAAGATAGTATTAGGAAGATGGCCTGCTCCATATCATGACCCATCAGAAGTCGATGAAGATAATCCACCACCAGGGCCAACTGAAGTAGCATCTGATGCAGAAGTAACACAAGGAACACAAATTCGTGCAGATGATTATGTTTCAGGTGTTAGATTTATGATGTTAGGACATTGGAAACAAGTAAGATCAAATCCTGCTTTAAGATTATATGCGACCAAACAAGATATAGATCTTGCAAGATATGAACCTCAAACTACAATTACAGGTGCAGATGGCCAGCCATTAGGTTTTGAAGAAGCGTATGAAGCTGGGGAAGGTAGATATGGCCGAATAGGATTAATTAATCTCTTAAGAGAGGGTGGTGGTATAGATGTACTTGAACATACAGATGATGACCCTCATCCGGTGTGGATAACATTTCCTCATATTGTAGAAGCAGATACAGATGGCATACCAGGTATGGATTTGTCAGAGTATATTGAATATCTAGATTATTGGTCTAATGGAGGACGTCCATTTGCAAATGCAGCATTAGAACCATTTGAACCACCAGGGTCAATAAAATATTATGATGATGAAGCATATCAAGATTTAGTACTACAAGCTATCTTGCAAGGAGAAATAGATCAAATCAAAGATCAGATTATGGAAATATTTCCGACATTGGCCGCTCAGACAGAACAAATGAAAATGTCATTTGAATCATTACCAACAAATTATATTAATTATTCAAATACAATGATGGGAGAAGGTGGTCCATTATATAAAATTATGTTTTCAAAAAGTGGAAAATTTAAGTATAAAAAGAAACGTGGTTGGCCACAGAAAGATATAAAAACTAAAGATGAAAGTAAAAAATTCTTTGTATTAATGAAACGATTGGGAAGATTAAGAAATAATATGAATGAAGATGAAGAACATAACATTGTTAAAAAAGATAATCATAAATGGATGCGTACTGTTGCAAGAGATAAATTTGCAAGTTGGATGAATATGGGAGGAGGATTTGATACAACAAATGCACCAGTTGATGGACCATTAGCTCCGGAGATTGAAAAAGCCAGAGATGCAGCCGATAATGCATTTACTAGTTTTAGTATGTCACCAGTTGTTTTAGGAGTATCATTTATATCAATGCTTGCTCTTGCAAGTCCAATTGGATTTATAGGTGCACTTACATTTGCTGTAGTCGATTTAATTGTAGGCGAAGTTCCAGACGGAAAATATAAATTTCCACCATGGAGATTTATGAAAGATGATTGGTATGTCAAAGGATGTATATACAGAGGTAATGAAGAAAGAATGAATGATTTATATGCACAAGCAGCACAGGCAGATCAATATATGCCATGGCTTCGTGAAGTAATTAGTAAATTAAATTCACAAATGTTTATGATTGATGAGATGTTAGCTCGAGCAGCTAGTGTAGAAGATTTTAATGAAATTATGGAAGGATTATTAGCAATGCAAAATTTATTCACAGTACTTGAAACCGGTGGGTTACTAGACTATGTACATAATTTACGTGCTGATATAGATGGGTTTGTTGCAGACCAATTGAAAAGACAATATAATGCAATACAATATGTTAGAAAAAAATGTCATAATAAAGTAGGAAATGATAAGAAATTTTTTATTACTTGGCCAACTGGACCACAAGAAGTTTTAAATGAATACGTTCCAGGATTGACATTTGATAATTATTTGAGGACATAAGTTATGGGAATAAAAAGATTTTCAAATAAAGAAGAGATAATCCAAAGTAAAGGTAAAGTAAGAGGCTTGACTTGGAAAGAAGATGATTTAAATCTATTACAATTAGACACAAAAAATGTTACACCTGACGAAAAACCAGTAGTTGAAGTACATGTCTATGCACCAGGCAAATCTGGCAAGTATCTAGATGGCGGTGTTATAAGTTCAGAAAATTTTGAATTAGAAAAAGATCAAATATTTGTTGATTGGGCATCTGTATGTCGTGAAATGTTTAACATTGAAAGAGGTGCATTTGAAGTAGGAATTAATGTACATAAAAATTTACTTGGTAGTGAAGATGAGAGGGCATTATATATTAATTCTATATCTCCGGATAGACGTGAAGTTCATTTAAAACAGACGCCTGGATATGATTTAAATTTAGAAAGTTATCTTGATGCATATGGCGAAGAGTCATTATTAGATACAGTATACGAAACAGTTTTAGATGCTAATGGAAATGAAGTTCCGGTACTTAATGACAATGGACAACCAGTAGTTAAGGCTACAGTAGAAAGGCCATTATCAGATGATATATCAATAAATTTTGGAGAAAATTTATTATATAGAATTATCAATCAAAAAGATTGGTCCGATGAAAAAGATTTTGTAGTACGATTGTATCAGCCATTAGAAAAGGGAATTAAAGAAAAAGATACATTATGGATTGTAGAAGAATTATCTGATACATATTTTGATAATATTAATATAAAAGGTCCTGAGGCAGTAGCTGTTCAAAGTAAAATACTTAAAGGTCCAAATTTAAATATTGATCCTAATGCAGGAATGATTACAGAAACTGATTTTCGAAATTGGAATCAGTTATTAGATGCAAATACATCTACAGCACAAGATATTGTAGATAGTATATTTTCAGGTTCATTATCAGGAGTTCCATTAGGCATTGATTATACTGCATTTGATAATTTTATACATTTTTCATCAGCTAAAGAAAGAGTTGATAATTTTGTTTATAAATTAGAAATGTTAGAATATCATGATTCTAGATTAAAGGTATTAGATCAAGCATCTGGAAGTGATACAACAGCCTTGCAAGGCAATGTAGAAATTACAAGAAAAAGACGAAATCTTGTACAAGGTTCATTTGATGGATTTGAAAAATGGGCACATAATGAACCAACTTCAAGTTTATCAACACATGGAGTTTCAGGATCTGTAATTGGAGCCGATCCATATGCCTTAAAACCATTTCCTAAATTTTTATCTGGTAGTAAATTTTATTTACATCATACAACATCTAGTTTAGGTAAACAATGGATAGAGGGAGTAATAGCAACAGCATCTTTATATGATATACATAATGATAATGCATTAGTAAAAACTATACCGGAACATATTAGATTAGATACAAATAATGAACAATATGAATTGTTTGTTAATATGATGGGACAACATTATGATATTCTTTATTCATATATAGATAATTTAACAAAAATATATTATCCGGAAGAACAGCCAAAATTAGGACAAAGTAAAGATGTAATATTTCAAGCAGCAGAGGCATTAGGTTGGACATTAGTAAATGGAAAACAGGCATCACAATTATGGAATTATAAATTAGGAGTACAGTCCGGTTCTGGCCAATATATAAGTACAGGTTCTATGTTTTCTAAATCAGATGAAGACATAACAAAAGAAGTATGGAGAAGAATCCTTAATAATCTACCGTTTTTACTTAAAACGAAGGGGACTGCGAGAGGTATCAAAGCGTTAATGAATACATATGGTATTCCTCAGACTTTATTATCTATTAGAGAATATGGAGGACCTAAGGTAGGCGGTGAAATGCCATTATTAATTGAAGATCGATTTTCATATGCATTGAAATTTGATAGTGGATCATTATGGACAGGAAATGAGTCTGCCGGCCAAATAAATTTTCCAACAGGGTCTTTTATAACTTGGCAAGATGGACGATATTCATCAAGCTTAACTGAATCTATAAGTCCTACAACTAATGCTTCTAGAATATGGGGAATTCAAAGACATGAAGTTCCAACAATCACTCATGAGTTTAGAATCAAACCAGCTGTAACAAAAAGTATGTTATTAATGACAAGAACAGATCCTACTCGAGGACCGTCATGGCAATTAGCTCTAGAACATACTGCATCTTATTCTGGATCTGGAAAATATGGAAGATTGGTATATGTGCATGGTACGGCCGGAGCGGAAGTTCTACCTAATATCGATGCCTTTGGAGACGGCGCGGGTTCTCAGCAGTCTCCAATGTCTGCATCGTCTAATTGGGCTCCTATATTTGATGGAGATTGGTGGAACGTAAGATTATGGTTCCAACCAACTGCGAGCGGAAAGGTCAATGATTTAAATAGAAAACATGCTGATTCATCATATAGACAAAAAGTATTCAATGTTGAAACTAATACCTCTATAGCATATCATGCAGAAATACAAAAAGCTTCAAATTACATAAAAGGAAAAGTAATTCATTCTGCTAGTTTAACACTACAACCAGAACATAGATTTCATAGCAGTAGGTGGTCCCTTGATTATGCAGCTGACGGAGCAGAAGATTCAACATTATGGCTAGGAGGAAATAATAAAGGTCATTCTAGCAATTTTACCTTAGGTAGTGGAATTGAAGCGGTCTTTTATAATGGGAATATTGGCAAATATGGCGTAAATCAATATTTACATTATCACTTCCATGGCACATTAACAGGTTCACAACCAACTGATAGATTTTTATATTCTATATCATCATCTTTTGCAGAAGCAGGAATAGGTACATTTACAGGATCAATGCAAGAATATCGTGAATGGCTAGAAGTTTTAGATAAGCCTACATTTGATATACATACCTTGAATCCAACTTCATATGTATCAAGTATATCACCTACATCATCATATGATACATTGATAAGACATTATCCATTAGGAACTGATTTAAATGCAGTAGATCATTCAAGTAGTGTTGGAAGGGTAATATCATCAAGTCACCCAGCACAAAACTTTAGAGATTTTGGTCCGCCACATTATTTAGCCCCATCTGGTAGTACAATGGGTACAACATATGCAACTGCATCCGGATTTAGATCTCCACAAAATGCTCAACGAGGCAATTATGAACCAGTAGAAGAAACATATTATATCCAAGGAGTTTCATTAGGAGGATCTTTACCTAAATCACAAAAAATAAGATTAGAAGATAATAAATTAGTAAGAAGATTATCTCCAAAATCTTCTGCAGAAAGATCTAGTTTTGATTATGCTCCTAATGATACAAATAGATTAGGATTGTTTTATTCACCTGCAGATCAGATAAATAAAGAAATATTTAATCATATTGGAGATGTAGAATTAGATGATTTTGTAGGAGATCCTAATGATGAATTTGATAATGATTATCCTGACTTACTTCATTTTGCAAAAAAATATTGGAAAAAATATACTGATAGGAATGATGTAAATGCATTTATAAGAATTTTTAGTCAATTTGATTTTGCATTATTTGAACAAATGAAACAATTAATTCCAGAACGTGTTGATGAGGCAATGGGATTGATAGTAGAACCTCATGCTATAGAAAGAGCAAAAGTTCAATTAACAAAATTACCAATCAAAGAAGAACCATTCTTTACAGGAGTTATACCAGAACCATCACCTACAGCAAGTGGTGTGATAATACCATTATCAGCAAGTATTTCAAAACCTTATAACATTGTTGGAAGATCTTCATATCATTTAAGTGCTAGTGGATATACTGAGATACCTGGAAATCTTGTTGGTTATATGTCATTTGCAAATGCAACTTCAAGTATGGACTATACACGTCATGCAGAATATGCTCTAGATTTTCTACCACAAAATACATCATCAATGAGAGCTAATTATTCAGTTGGTCATAACGTTCTAGTTGGAGGTCCTGATGATTACATCGGAAGTTCTATATCACATTGGGTCAATTTAGCAGGTAATTCAGGTAGTACATTTGATTCTTCATCAATTCCTATATTGTCACTTCAAAATGGATTAGGAGGATCAACAGCTACTACTATTCCTAATAATTGTGTTCATAATCAAATTGGAACTGGTAGTATGTATGAATCTGATTTTCTGCGAATGCAATTCAATACATATAGTGAATATGATTCAATACGAGATTTTAAAATTACAACTAGATTTGCAATACAAACAGGATCATTTCCTGGTAGATTGATTCCTAGTCAATCTCGTTGGTATGGAAGACTTGTTAAAACAGAAGAAAATTTGCATTGTATGCGGAACCGATTTAAATCTTCAGTAAGTATTGGGCAGACACCGTTTTCTCCTCTTGCTGTTGGAACAACTAGGGATAGTTACTATGCTCAAATCAATGATATAGTGCCACAAGGATTTGATAGTCAAGATATGCCAAATGATCAACCAAAAGGTAAAACAGTATCTGCTCAACCATTAACAGCATTTAAAGAAATTACAATGGATTATTTTCTTCATGCTTTAACCGCTGGAGCTCCTGCAGATAATCCTGGTTCTAAAATAATTCAACGAGGTTTAGAATTACCATTGTTTATATCTCATTCATTTTTTAATGTACATGTAGAACCAAGAACACATGTAACATTTGAATTATATCATACTAGTGCAAGTATGACTGAAATAGGCGGACCAACAGCAGGAGGAGGAACAACTATTATAAAAGGAAGAGGTCTTCATCAAGCAACAGCTAGTATAGATCATATAGAATGTACACAAAAGATTAAAAAGCTATTACATCATCCATCATTTGATGCTGAAATAACAACACAAAGACCTAGTAGAATATTTAGAAAACAAGTGTTTCATTATGGAACTGGTTCAAAGGTTACTAAGATTGGTAGAGAAATGGTTAAATTTATTAGTCAATCTGCTGCATCTTATCCAGGTGATTTTTTCAGTAGTTCATTAGTAGATGCAGATCATATGGATGACTTTTTTGAACAAACAAATAATTTAATGTATCAAGGATGTCAATTAACAGGTCCAGCAGTGAATTCAGTTACAACAATAGCAGCTATAGACAATAGACCAGTTATTGAAGTGTATGCTGTTAATCCAAATCAATTAATTTATACTGATGAACCTGATGAAGGAAGAGCTGGTAATTTAATTGTTAGATAGAATTATTAATGATTTTCAATGAGAAGCATATTTATTAAAAAGAAGGGAATACTATGGGATATTTAAATAACGCAACAATTACAGTAGATGCAATTCTTACTAAAAAAGGTAGAGAATTGTTAGCAAGAGGAAGAGATGAATTTAGAATCACTCAATTCGCTTTAGCAGACGACGAAATAGATTATGATCTATATAATCCAGAACATCCATTAGGAACAGCATATTATGGCTCGGCAATTGAAAATATGCCAGTAGTAGAAGCTTTACCTGATGAAACACAAATGTTAAAATATAAATTAGTTACATTACCACAAGGAACTGCACGTATTCCAGTAGTTAGAGTAGCACAATCAGCAATTGAATTAGAAGCTAATGAAAGTACAGTAATTAGACCTAATACAGTTAATTTTAGTGGAGGTAATAGAAGATTTGGATATACTGCAATTTTAGCAGATTCAGACGTATGTGATATAGTTGCAACAAGAAGGGCAGGAGCATCGGCAGCCTCAGTTCCACAATTTATAGGAGATTCAGAAGCAGCACAATCTGTTACAGTATCAGGAATGGAATTTGAAGTAACAGGTAAAGAACATTTAAACACAGATAGACAAACTACAATATTACTTATAGGTAATGAAACCGGTGGAAGAACTACTGTAACCGTTACGGTTAGAAAAGTTCAAGTAACAACAGTAGGAATGGCTAGATAAATATAATAAAAGCAGGTAAATAATATGGCAGTATATAGTAGACGAGTATCGGCAAGACCAGGAAGATTTGCAACAGCGAGACCTAATACATCTCCAGCTGGTGGCCGTGGTCAAATAGAACAATTAGCAAGGCAAATGGCGGAACAAATCTTACGAGAAAGAGATGCCGCAGCACAACGAGCAAGATTAGGTAGAATCTTTACACAATTTGATTCAACCAATGATGTCTTGCCTAACAATGTAGAAACAGTAACAAGAGGATTGTTTGCAGGTAATACTGGAAGTCTTGTTAATATGTTTACAAATGGAAATTTAACTGCTGTCCAACAAACATATTATCAAGATATCTTTTCAACAGGTGACCCTGCTACAGAAGTTAATGCAAGAGAAGAATTATCTATTGCATATGGAAACATTGGAGGTTCTGGTTCTAGAGATATAACAGGTAATTTAAATAATGATACTCCATCAAGAGCAATTTATAAACAATATGCACAATTGTTACTAGCTCCTAATGATAAAAAGTTTACCATTAATGGTGTAGATACAGATCATATTTATATATTAAATTTTAATCGTGCTAGAATGCGAGAAAAATTAGATCCAGGTAATTTTGAATTAACATTAGCTGTATTATCAGGTTCAAATTATAATGCAGGAGGTGCTTTACTTAATGAACAAAATAATGTAGCTGCTTTGGATCAACATACCGGTTCAAATGTATTAGTAGACGGATCAGGTAGATATTTACAAATTATTGATGATTCATCGACAGCACCAGCAACAGTTGGAGAATCAGGACAAATTTATAATTTAATTTCTGGTTCATTAGATGGTGGAACAACTATATTTAATTCAACTTCGCCAACTTATTATGGATTATTATATCCACAACATGGGGTTGCAATTTTAAATGCAGATGTATTAGATAATAATGGAACAATATTTCCTGGTGCAGGATTTGGAACTGTTACAGGTTCACAAGTACAAGGAAAAAATTATTTAAAATTATTTACATCATTATCAAGTTCAAATATGTTGACCGGCAATACTGTTAATGGAGGTATCCAAGCAAGATCATCAGAACAAGTAAAATCAACTTATTACTTTGTTAGGGTAAAAAATGCAGAATATAATTATTCAAATAATCCATCATTTGTAACAGGTTCGTTAGGTGAGTTAGCATTTTCAACATTTGTAGATGATCCGCAAGTATATGTAACAACTGTAGGTATGTTTAATGAAAGACGTGAAATGTTAGCAGTTGCAAAACTAAGTCAGCCATTATTGAAAAACTTTACTAGGGAAGCACTTATTAAAGTTAAATTAGACTTTTAAATAAAATAAACGATATGATATGCCTATTGAACCATCAGTTTTTCAACCAATACGAAAAAATGACGTCCACCAGAGACCATTTAAAGCGTACAAAAATTACGACATCTTTAGAGAAGGGTGGGTAGGTACGTCATCAGGTTATGTTCGTCATAATGCATTGTATTTAAGTTATCCTGAACCATTAGGAGAGACTACATTAAAATTTGCAAGAAATTCAGAAGATCAAACTGCAAAATCTGTTGTATGGAAAACTATTGATCATAAATATTATAGACATCCATATGATCCAGCGCGTACGCAAGAACATAGTAATGCAGATACAGTAGAAAAAAAATTATGGTATTCGGCATCTATATTAACAATGCCATATTTTCAAGTAGGTGAAAAAATAAAACCAGGATCTTTAACTGGTTCTTTTTCTTTAGGAGATATTAGTTATACACTAGAAGATGATGCATTAGGTAATCTACGTGATCCATTAGTCATAACATCAAGTTTTGCATCTTCAAGTGATTCTATATTTCATATGAGTTTTAATGAAGTATATCGTCAATTTAGAGATGTTGCATATTTAGGAACTTATAAATATGCTTTAGATTATAAGGTAGGTCAAGCAACTAGACAAGCCGGATCTGAATATACACAAGCTTCTCTCCATGGTATTATTACAACAGGCTCTTTTGATAGAAGAGCTGGGTTGTCTTCATATTTTTCTAGTTCTAAATCATATATACGTGTCGCACATAGTAAAGAATTTAATAGATTTAATCGTTGTGATGATTGGACAATATGTTTTTGGATTAAAAAAAATATTACTGGATCTTCTGCTAGACATATAATAACTAAATATGGTACTACTGTTGAAACATTTTTAGATGAAACAACTACATGGGAACGAAGTAAAACAACACCTAAACATATTGCAGTACATGATCATGGACATCCACATCATCCAGGCAAGGGAAGGCCGGCAAAAAAGCCTAGAACACCAGAAGTACATTTAACAAAGAAAAGTACAAAGACTTTAAAAACACGTGATAAGAATTTTCATGTTCCAGATGTAACTCAAACATGGAAAAAGGCTAAAACACCTTTTATGATAGGTGTAGAATCAGACAAAAATAGTAATGAAACAACATATCATTTCAGATCAAGTGATGGTAGTAATGAATTACATATAACTGCTTCAAAGAATACTGTTAGTGGATCAATGTTATCAAATTCATGGGATCATGTATTAGTACGTAATTCAGGTTCAGTATGTAAAATGTGGATTAATGGATATCAAAAAGGACAGACTGGTTCGTTACCGACAGGAACAACTGCTAATGATATGGATATAATGATAGGTTCTCCAAATACTTTACGTATGTTTTTACCAAAAGTTATTAAAAGACTTACATCAACAACAAATCCGTCATCATTTTACAATTCAGATCCAGATGATGGAGATATTACAGTTACTGGATTATGGACAGTCCAGGCTGGAGTTACAATTAATATTTATGGTGATTTAACAATAAACGCCGGAGCCACTTTTAGAATCGATTCCGGAGCTACTGTTTATGTTTGGGGTACAGTATTTGATCCAGGTACTATCCTAGATGAAGGAACATTGATAATTGGTGAAAGAAGATCTCCACATGAATATTATTTAAGTGAAATACGAATGTATGCATACGGTCTTAATCAAACAGCAATAACATCATTAGCAGGTAGAGATTATGTATCAGGATCTCTATTTCAAACAAATGTAGCAGGAAATGTATTTTATAGAAATGGCCAAATGGTTGTTTCATCACCAATGCCTAAATACAATACTGGTTCAGGTACTTTTGGAGATACTGGATCTTCTGAAAATTGGGATGTCAAATATAAAGGACAACATACAATTTATGAAAATCAAGCATTTGTACGTGTGCCTGCTGATTTATGTAATGTGCCTATGAATCCAACTGCAACATATACTCCACCAACATCTGGAGATGTCTGTACCGCAAATGATTCAAATACATTACCAGGAGAGTTTCGTAAAAGAATGTTCGTTTCCGGAACCGCATTACCATATGTAACTACAATTGGTTTATATGATGATGATGCAAGACTATTAGCTATAGGCAAATGTGCCCAGCCAATACAAAAACGTAGCGATGTTGATATGAATTTTGTAGTGAGATGGGACTATTAAGGATATTTATATAAAAGCGAAAAGATTATGAGTTCTAGATTACATGTAAATAATATACAGCCGTATGAAGGTAATACCGTCCATTTTGATGGTAATATAAGTGCATCCGGAAACATTGTAGCATCGTCTCTGATAATATCATCTGTTACAGAATCAGTTTTATTTAAAAGTGGTTCATCTAGATTTGGAAATGATTCAGCTGATACACATACGTTCACCGGATCTATCTATGTTAGTGGTAGTATTTTTCTTGATGATGCAGCTACTGGATCATTTGGATATGTGTCCGCTAGTACAGTTTCAGCTAGTCATTATGTAGGAGGACCAGCAGAATTAAATAATATAACAGCATCAGGTAATATATCCGCAAGTGGTAATATTTATGGAAATGTATATTATTCAAATAATAAATCATTTGCACAATATTCTAGTAACAATATTATGAATCTCGGAGTTGGTTCAGGCGCTGTACCTCTTCACTTATATGGGAATATAACATCATCGTATAATATAAGTTCAAGTAAAAATATATCAGCAATGACTGGATCATTTTTGCAAGTTCAGATTTCCAATTTACATCCTAAATTAATATTAACTCCAACATCTTCACTAGGTGATCCGCAAATTATAATGCAAAATTCATCAGGATCGACAGTAGCATTTTTTAGAGCAGCTGTAGATAATAATTCAGGTAGTGTATTAACAATAGGCGCTGACTCAACAAGGCCAAATGGACATGTATCATTTGAAGAACAATTAGTATTAAGTTCATCTGGGACAGTAGGTATTGGATATCTAACTCCAACAGAAAGATTTTCAGTATCAGGATCTGTTCTATTTACTCAAGAACATCCATTACTTAAATTTCAAAGTAATTCACCGAGTGGTGATGCTCAAGTAAAATTTATGGGTTCAGATGGTTCAACATTGTTTACAATGCGGAATGATGTAACTAGTAATACATTGAATCATTTTGTCATGGGAGTAGGTACAAGTGAAGATGATTTTGTAATAGATGGAAATGGTAAAATTGGTATAGGAACAAATGTAGTTTCAAGTTCACAATTACATGTAGTTGGAGATATATTTGCATCAAGCCATATAACATCTTCAGGTAATATATCTGCAAGTGGTAATATATTGGCAGCCAATTTAGCAGGCGCAACATTGACAATATCAGAAGAAGTATCTATTAGTGGTAACATAACAGCAAGTAATGTGAGTGCAAGTGGATTGGTAATAGCAGCGACAATGTCCATCGGACATGGTCATGGAGAAACTAATCCAGAGCATGCATTGCAAGTTAAAGGAAATATTTCCGCAAGTGGTGATATATATGGAGCATCAGCCAAACTTAGTGCAGCTGGTGTAACTTTAGTTGATGCACAAGCATTACAATTTGCAGGAGGTATAGTAGTAGGAAGTACTGGTGCAAAAACAATAATAGAAGCAAGAGATAGTTCAGGAATAAATTTAAATGCTCCAGTAACAACTTCATTTAATATAAGTTCAAGTGGAACAATTACATCAGCGACAATGTCAATTGGATCTGCAACATCATCAAGACATGCATTGGAAGTTTATGGAAATATAAGTGCAAGTAATAGGATATTTACTCATACTTTAAGAATACCACAATCTGCAGATGGTTCGACTAGTATTTTCTTTGGAGCATCAGGTGATAATTCTAATGGTACTACTAATGATAACGTTGCTAGAATTTATGATGATGGTAATACATTACAACTTGGATATAATGATACTGAAGTTATAAGTATCAAGTCCGGACCAGATTCAGATGATGGTGTAAATATTAATAGACGACTTAAGCTTAACGGCGCTTCTAGTCATTTAACAGCCTCAGGTAATATAAGTTCAAGTAAAACAATTACAGCAATGTCAATGTCCATTGGACCAGATGGTATCAATCCAGAGCATGCATTGCAAGTTAAAGGAAATATATCTGCAAGTGGTAATGTATATGCCAAAGAAGTAGTAATAAATAGAGAAGATGCCGGCCAGCCAGGCTTGCAAATATATCATGCAACAGAAAATGTTTTGGTACAACTTGAATCTGGTGATGATCAAGCATTGATAGAATTTAAAGATAATGGAACTACCGGCGGTAATAATATTTTAGCAGGGGGCCAAGGTGATGATCTAATATTAAGATCTGATGCTGGAAATATAGTTCTTAAAGCTGGTAATACTGATGAAACATTCCGAGTTAATCAGAATGCAAATATAACAGCTTCAGGAAATTATAGTGGTAGTGGATTTATACGAGCAATGCATTATAAAACTGCAGTTGCAGAAAGAACGGCAGCTGGATCAGATCAAGGTGGTGCAACTACATTAACTACTACTTTAGCATCTTTAGCAGGAAATTATTTTGTTGATAATGATGATGCCAATAAAGGAGTAATAGTATATCCAGTTGCACAACTTCCAGTAGGAACAACAGTAACAGTACATAATATTTCAAGTGTTGTTGTTAAAGTATATCCTGGATCGGGAGATCTAATCTATCCGGGCAGTGATAATGCTCCATATCTATTAGCAGCAAAACATTCAATTGTATTAACTAAAAGAAATGATGATGGCTGGGTTGGATATTTGGGTGAAGCTATAGACTTCCCGTAATAGTTAATTAAATAAAGAGTTATACATGGCATGGAGATCAAAATCAAAATTGCGTGCAAATGCAATTAAACATGGTTATAGAAGTGGATTTGAACATAAGGTATCAGATCAATTAAAAGAAAA